GTCTACTAATTGATGTTCGATACACAAATCGATCATACATTGTAGGTCGCCGAGTTCTTTGTGCAGCGTTTCAATGCTAGACTCGCCAGTGATAGGGTTGATATTATTGATACCAAAGCGGTGTATCTTTGAGATGGCTTGAATTACTTCAGCAGCCTCCTCTTGCAGGATGACTAGGGTTTCATTCATTGATCAACTCAATAGGTATTTGATCATAGCAGCCATAGCCAGCAAATAAGTCAGGCCTTTACCGATTGTAAGTAGACCTACCCACCACATTTCCATTTCATGTTCACTCATTTTTCAACTCCTTTAGTCGCTCAATTTCATCGGCAGCCTCGTCTAATAGATCGGCTATGCGGTCGGGCTTGTTTTCTTGGACACTCTTGCGGTCTGCTATGTTCCTCCGAATCTCGGCTCGTTTTCGCAGTCGGTATACTAGATCGTTTTCGTTCATGGATTATATCTCGCATCGGCAATGATCAATGACCCGACGATGATCCACAGTATACCCCACACAGGGAAGCCCAGGGCAAGATCGGCTAGACCGTTCAGAATGTTTAATGTACCGATTGTATAACCGATGGGCTTACGATAACGTAGGAAAAAACTATAGAATTTGTTCATTTGGGTATATTGTACTCACGGGTATATTGGCTCGTTACGGAGCCGTTGATAGGAGGTGCTGGATACTTTACATCGGGCTCTACCGGTAGATCAAATGCTGACCGAATGACCTTCTTGTCGGCTTGTGAACCACACAGTAGGGCGCATTGTTCAGCCACTCGTTTGACTAGTTCTTCGATTAGCACAATTTGCTTTGTGTTGGCCAGATACTCTATATCGATACCAGCGGATCGAATCAGATTCTCGGTGGTTTTATTCATAACGGTGTCTTATGAAATAGATACAAGCATATACAAATCACCAGCAAAGCGCCGGTGTACCAGAAATAGTCATATTTCATTTTTTTGTGCTTTTTTTGCTGTTTAATTCAATTTTAACGCTCTAGCAGCCGATTTATTTGCTTCAGAGAATGCATAGTCATTTGACAGGCTATTGTAGCCATCAAAGAATGTCCACTCACCGGCGACCAATCGCTCGACCTTTACATCATACAGTACATCAAACGGGCTGCCGTCATGGACAATCCGTACAGTACCGAAATCTTTCGCTACGTACATTATAAAACCCCCGCTATCTCATTTTCATTCAAAATAACCGAATCACGCACCGCACCGAATACATTAATCGGATTGTCTAGTGTTACATGATGCGACATACCATTGCCGTATTTTACACGACTCAAACGTACCGTACCTGATACCGGGTAATCACCCATGTACATACCGATAATACGCATACCGTCAAGATAACCTTCGCCAATCATACAGCCTCCACAGGAGCAAACATTTTTCGACCCTCATCCATAAATGCGATCAACTCATCACGCACTTCGGCGGGGAACTCATTCTCAAATTCTTTAATGAAGGCCAGAGCCTCAAGAGTTTTGTAGCCACGGGCAATCCGAATCGCCTCAATCTCTGCCATTAGATTCTTAAACATTTGACATCCTCATATCAACTCATCACAGACATATTATCTCAAAGGTCGAGCGGATTGTCAAGGGCTATTATTTGTTTCCAAATTGATAATTGACTTTTTCTTAATACAGACGAACCCGCCTTGCTTTTCTTGAAACAAGACACCGTTTCGGTTTTGACAAGCTTCTTCGGCGGCTTCAAATTGACCACGGACTACGTTATAGCCCGTAATGGCAACTAGTATGCAAAAGGCATAAAAGGAATACAGTACAACATATTCCCAATTAATTCTCTGTAACAGGAGGTTGATTCTCGTTTTCATTTCCACTCACACATACATCACCAACAAAAATATACACATTCGAATCTATAGACTTTTGTGCATACAATTGATTATTATAGCACAGATAAGGATCTTTGTATCGTTGGGCCGCATAATATACCCCATAACCTATGCCAGCCAAAATCATCAGTATTGGAATGTACTTGATATACTTGACAAGTTCAGGCATCGACTCAAGTAACTTCGGCAACATTTCCAACAACTGTTTCACTTCACTCTACCTTTGTTTTTTACCGCTTCTGATAGCATACCTCTGATCACCAGCAATACACGACCTTTTTCCCTTTCGGTCAGGTGTTGTACCAACATGAGTTTGTCTTCATAGGACTTTGCATTATCTAAGAATTCTGGAGGTACTTCTAACTTTTTCTTTTTGAGTTTGAACTTTTTGAGTTTTTCTTTTGGGTCTTCTGTATCGTTAGACATGATGGCCTTGATTGGATTATCACCGAATCATACCACTATTTATTCTATACAGTCTTTCATCTCACGCCAATAGTTTCGTTCGGCCCAATGCACAATACACCAATCGTCGATACAGTTCTCAGAAGTCAACTCAAAATCTGGCCGCTTGGCTTTGATCATATTTGTGAACCAGTGTATCCAGTATTGGTCTAGAATCTCTTTTTCTGATAATGTTTCCCAATGCGTATATTCGTGACCTAGTTCACTTACATCGGGATAGCAGATAGTGTAATATTTCATTAGATACTTTCGGGCACAGTCACAATGAAGCCGGGCTTTGATACCCATAGCTTACCGAACTTGGTACAGTCAGCGCCAGGACCTAAACGCATTTCACGACAGGTTTTTCTGGAATGCTCACCGTAGATCGGATCGTCATATCTCAAGGCCTGTGGGTGTAAACAAAAAGCCTCTTTGTTAGAGGCTTCTTCAAAAAATTTACAATCTTTACATAACTTCATTATCATCACATTTCGCCATAAGCAATGGCATCAAGATCATACGAATGAGCCGCATACATCATTGCCTCATGTTCGGCGTACAATGCATCAAACAATGCCTCACATTCATCATCAACATAATCGGTCAAAGTAGCCTCGGCAATTTCCCTTGCTATTTCGTTAATCATATCTACATCAGCAGGACCAGTCATCACAAACTCCATATCAACTCAAGAAATAACAGTATAGCATCAAGTGAAAACTTTGTCAAGTCATCCACCACGGGCTTTTATCTTTTTGATAACAACATCAATTTCGGGCCAGTCGTTGCGGTCTTGATAACTACCAACGTAGAACCCACGAATAGTATTGAGGCCACGCAGTGCATCAGGACCATAGACATATCGAAAATCATAATCACAGCCTCTCATTCTTTTTCGAATCACAAAATCATCGAATTCATCTTGATTGCCCGCTACGATGAAAAGCGGGCCAAGTGCATTAGCCACGACCGTTGAACCCTAGTTCGAATTCCATCATCAACATCTTGGCGATATTGATATATTGACGGGCTCGTTCGCCATCATTTCCTGCAATCAATTCTTGTGCATCTGAAAGATAACTTGCTACTACCATACCTGGACCTGAAAGTTTAAAAGTAAGTGAATCTTTTACAGACTCTACGATTTCATCTTTGTACCCACCGTAAGCCTGATATTCCCATTGTAAATTACTCATCACACACCCTCCAATGCTTCATAGACATATTCACGAACCGCAGTATCGGTCGCCTCTTCAAAACCTTCTACCTTTGAGATAGCAGTAAGCACATCATTCACACATTCCCAAGAGTAATTATACTCTTTTGCGAAAATCACAATTCCGTCAATCACACGATTACCGTTATCGGTAAACATACCATAGTGTCTCATCACATTCTCCATTATTTAAACACAATCAACGCTAACAATATGCTGTTAAAGAAGAAACCAACAGCGTTACTAATTATGTATAATTTATCGTTACGACCTAACGCACGAACCAGAAACAGAAACAAACCACCCCACACCATTAACACCATGCTTAGTGGTGGAAGCTTATCACTATAACCGAGAATTACACCCAAACTAGTAGGAAGAGTAGCAGCATGAATCATAACCATACCAACCCAGCCACATGCTTCACTTATATCAAACTTAGCAACTTTCTTAACCATTTCTCAACTCACTTTCTCATCACATTTACAGTATAGTTGAAACCGGTAAGATTGTCAAGAGGTTTATCGGTTAGGAGCCTGTCTTTTTCGCCATAATGATTTCTTTTTGATAACTTTTGTTGTCATTTTTGCACCTGTCTTATCAATTTGACATCAGAATCGGGTGTCACATAGATTCTTGCTCGAATGATAACTTCGTCGTTTACAAAATCTTGCTGCTTTGTAAACTCTATACACTTATTGTCCATAATCTCACGCACCATCAGCGTAATCAATCGATTTTTCATCTCAAGATCATCCATTTGTTCGGCTTCGTATGGCGACATTTTGATTGTGGTTGTCAACATCTTACCTTGAATAATATAATCAACTGAATTTACTATTGGAATTGTAGTGTTGGTGCTTATAGGAATGCTGGAAGGTATTGTAGACAAATTTTGCATAATGCTATCATAACCATGCGGTATGTGTGTAAGAGGATTTTGTGTAATAGCCATATTAACTCCATGATAAAATTGGTCCGGCTGCCAGGAATCGAACCTGGATCACAAGATTAGAAGTCATGTGTATTATCCATTATACTACAGCCAGAGTGGTGGGCCTCCTCGGATTTGAACCGAGACCTTACAAATTATGAGTTTGCTGCAATAACCAATTATGCTAAAGGCCCTAGTAATGCTTTATGTAAACGCATCGTGGGCTTACACGATAGCCATCCATGCGCCACTGTTCTTTCACACGATCACGTTCTTTGTAACATTGCTCAAGACTACGTTGTGGTGCTTGTATCACACCTTTACTCTGTACAAGTTCAGTATTTGATTGTAGCATGTACAAACTAATGAATAGTACCCACATTAGTAGCCACCCGACGCATTTTCAGGTCTTGGCTCTGTACGATATGGCACAGAATCGTCTTGCTCTTTCAAGTGTAGACCTGTCAAACTATGCTCATCACCAATATAACCTTTTAAGAATGTATTGATAGCGATACTTACTCTGGTATCATTGCTTGTTGTTTGCTCTACCATGTGTGTCAGATACGATGGAAAGATAACGATATCACCTGTGCCTACAGAAAACCACCATGATGATGAATTATATGGGTTGAAGTTTTCTGTAGGCAAATCTATACGATTATAGCCTTCTTTGTAGAATGTAATGCGATCTTTTTCACGATCAGTGCTTATGTAAATACAACCAGACAGCCAACTGTTTGGGTGTGCATGTTTATGATGATATTGACCTGTGTCGGTGTAATTCATCCATGATTGTGTGATATACGTTTCAACAGGATACTTTGGCGCATATATCTTTTCCATGTAATAATTCAGATAGAATTGATAATACTCTCGAATCTCACTCATTACTTCATGATCTAAAACATAACGATCAGCACTTGTTGTATTACCTGTATTCTGTGTCGTAGATTTCGCAGTTTCATCGAAGAATTCTTTTTCTTCTTTTGTCCAATCACGATGAAATTTGGCAAACAATACTGGCGTTGGGAATAGACCATGAACATTAGGCTCAGGCATAATTTTGATCACACTATTTTTTTCTTTCATTCTCATTCCTGTCAATTTTTAACCACAAATAGCCTTCTGTCTCATCGATTGCTCGTTGTGACCACATCTCTTCATTCTCTAGCACAGGCACATCATATTCTGGCGCCATCCAAGGTTTACTTGTATTTGCTTTCGAAGTATTCATTTGCTTTAAACTTTGCTTCTTCCATTGATTCTGCTATAACTTTTACCCATGCTATGTCACCAGCAATTTCCATATCGAATGGTACGGGACCATCGAATTGAAACTCATCGGGTATTGTTACCTGTACTTCATATTCATCAAGATTCTGTATGCGCTTCATTACCGCTTCAAATTCGGCTCGGTGTGTCATAGTTGTCTCCTGTCACTTTATTGTACACGACTCTCTTCACTGTGTCAACTCTGTGTGCAGAATTTCGTGCGCCCATCACCACAATTACCTCATGATACTCTTTGTCACCTTCAGTCTTATGTACCAATAATGCCACACAAAAGCCTGCCGGATTCGTATAACCCGTCTTGCTTACCTGAACATTATTTACTTGTGACAATATGGCAGTGTTTGTATTGTGTAGAACTAAAACTCTATTTTTTCGTTTGCCTGGCGTTTCAATCGATGCTACTTTTTTGGTAGATATATCTCGTATCTCTGGATAGTTTGCCGCTTCAATGACCATCTGTGTTACATCACTGGCAGTGCTTACATTATATTTACTTAGACCAGAAGGATCATCAAAGTGTGTATTGAACATGTCTAGCATCAATGCCCTTGAATTCATGTGTTGCATAAAACGTTGACGACCACCAGGATAATCGGATGCCAATGTTTCTGCTGCTGCATTGTCACTCTTGATCAATAGCATATGAAACAATTCGCCACGTGTGTATTCACGGCGTGGCATTTTGCTGCCAGCATTTTTACTCAATACAAGTTTGCGATTCATGTCGTGATCATAATCTAAAGCAACCATGGCTGTCATGAGTTTAGTCATGCTAGCCAACGCACGAATTTGATCAATGTTTTGTGACCGTGTGATTGTGCCATCGGTAATGTTTGTGACCATCACCGATATATTACTGTATGTTTGCACGGCATACTGTTTTTCTTTCTTTCGCTTCTTGTGCTTGGGCTTTGCATCGGCTGCTGATACTGTCAGAAAAAATAAAACAAAAAATGCTACAAGCCACTGTGTGAGTGTAAGTTGTTTATTCATTTAGGTTACTATTACGGAAAAAATATACGGTGAAATCATCACCGTGAAGAAAATTAGAATGTAGAAAAGCAAATATCTGAATAGTGAGTTCATCGCCCTCTCCTGGGCGACAAACTTATTTCAGTTTATCACCCACTTGTTTGATTGTCTTTTCATAGCCTTCGCAAAGTTCCATGTAATATTGAACTTCGTTCCATGCATGTAGTAATTGAAATTTTGCCTCATATAATGTATTCGTCAGTGCTTTATATCTGTCTCTGGGACCATTTTCAATAAGTGTTATCAAAATATCAAGTTTGTCAATAATGCTAACATCGTCAATATTGTCACCAAAACTGTCAGGTTCTTCTGTCATTTTTCGCCTTTTTCAAGCAGATTGATTGCATCTTTTGTAAACCTTATTTCTTTGTTAAGTGTATCTCGAACTTCATGTAATTCTAGCAACTTTGCCCGCAAACGCTCTAATTCCGTGTTATCGGATTTAGATTTTTGTTTGGGTGTAAATGTATATATCTCAGCCATATTTGACAGTCTAACACTACTTTCATTATTTGTCAAATGTCAGAATCATTTTCATCCATCAATGCCCACATGAAAAGAAATCCTGCCATGGCAAGAACTATACCAAATATGTCACCCATTCTTATGGCAACAGTTATCAGAAATAAAAAAAGTAAAAAAATGAATATCTTCATTACCATTTCTCCGCTCGTTGCCATGTGTCATCATAGTCTGCCACATAATCGGTAACATCAGGTATGTTTACCGCAAAGTCTTCTACACCAACTTCTTCCCAATCTTCACCTTTTCTTTTAGCAGACATTATTCGTGATGATTTCTCACGTGTTGCTGCGCCTTCGGGTGTTAAATGATACTCGGTGAGTTTGGCTGCTCGAATCGCCTTGTCTTCTTCTGTGTGTTCACGAACATTACCACATGAACGTGAACAATATGGTCCACGTTTATTGTGTGTTACACCACATCTAGGACAAGTTTTTTCGGCGGGCATTTTCTTCTAGTGTTTTCTCTATGTATTCACATAGCCAATGACCTAAAATTAAATGACCCTCTTGAATGCGTGGCGTTGAGGTTGATGGTATGGCAATGTAATAATCTGAGTAATCATACATCCATAATGTTTTCATACCAGTAAACGCAATGTTGATTAGTCCATTCAGATGACCGAACTTCATTGCTTCAAGAATGTTTTCTGATAGACCTGAAGTTGAGAGATAGATTGCTACATCACCAGGATTTGAGAGTGCTTGTAGTTGTCTTGAAAAAATATGTTTGAAACCTAAATCATTACCAATTGCAGTGAGAATTGAGGTGTCAGTGTTCAATGCAATGGCTGCATATGCATCACTTTGTAAATTAAAATAAGAAACTAATTCACCAGCAAGATGTTGCGCTTCGGCTGCTGAACCACCATTGCCCATGAAAAAGATTTTCTTATTATTCAACAAAGCACTTACACATGCTTGTGCTGCTATTTTAGTTTGTTCTAATGGATTTGGTATTGGGTTTGAGGCAAACTCTAATGGTGTATCTGTCAATAAAGAATCAATCACCGCTCTGGTATCTTTCAAAGACTCATAAATGTTCATAACAATTCCTATGCTGATTGAAATATATCCTGTGCCCTACATGTGGTAATAAAATTGATGAATGCTACTGCTTCACTTTCATTCTCATAATAACGTAAAATAGTTTGACCTGTATACTTTGAAATGATCATGAGTAAGATGTAGTGGTCACGGTAAGTGGAAAACTTTATCCACCAACCGTTTCTGACCACTGGTTGCCAAAACTTCGTCTTACCTTCTATATCAAGCCTTAGTTTCTTTGATTTCGGATTTGATGATTTTTTTTGCATCTTCAGCAATGTTCTTATTCAGATTTACTACTTTCTTTGTATATGTAGTAAAAGTGTTCTCTGTAACACTGTCAAAATAGGCAATGGTGTGATCCACTAAAACTTTGTTGAAATCAATTGTCTTTATTGTTGCATCTTCAGCCTTGCGCTGAATGTCATTCCATGAGTAGAAAGTTGGAAATTGAGGTGCTTGTGTGAAAAACATAATTATCTCCCTTTATAATTGAACTCTTTTAAAAGCTGTTCTACATCGGCTGTATTTTGCGGATTTTTTGAGGCGATGTAATACTCAAGATCCGACATTTGAGGTCTTGTAAACCACTCAAATATTTTTTTAAACATGTAAAATTTCTCCTGTAAAGATAGACCCGATTAGGCGTCATCTTTATTTATGCTGCAACCGCACAATTTTTAAGGTGTGCCCGGCGAATTTTACAACTACACCAGTCATTATAGTATAACTCATTTAGCAGTGCATGTCTAGAGAATATTTCAAATGTTTCCCAATATGAACATTCAGATTTGCTTTTACACAAATGCAAAATTACTCTTCGATAATTACTTTCTCCGGCTTCTGCGACTTCTCTTTTGAGTGTGTCGTTGGAACCATAATACGTTTGCCAGTCAGACTCTTTTCGGATTTTTTTTCTTTTTCCTTTGACCTGACGGTAACCAGCTTGCGTAAAGTATTTGCGTCCAATATATTTTCTTCCTGTAGTGAGATTTTCTATCAGATACACAAAGCCAAACGTTGTGCCGTCATACTCATACGGCACACCATCGTAATACCATGTCATAGAGGCTCTTCGTCATCATCGTCGTGAAGGTCTTCGTCATCAAAACTTTCATCGTCAAGTATCAAGTATTCGCCACAGAACGGGCAATGTGTTGGATCTGATTCTGTTCTCATCTCATTGTAAGAGATGGCAAACTCAGATCCACACGCTGTGCATTCATGTTGTATTCTCATAATTAGTTACACCAAGATTGTTTTGCTTCACCGTAATATTCACGTGCAAAGCCATTTTGAATAAGCATTGAACGAAGGCTTTGTCCATCTAAAATGATATCACCCAATACACGACCACCAAATTTGTCCCAGCCATAGAGAATGACTTGACGCTTAGATGACTTAGCCACGGCGTTGGTTGTAAATTTAGTAGCGGTTTTTCCACGTTCATCTTCTTGTGGGCATTGGGCACGAAAGCCTTTTTCTGGTGTATCCACACCATAGATGCGAACTGCAAGTTCTGGTTTCAATGGCGCTGGTAGAAACGGTGCTGCAATGACTACAGTATCACCATCATTCACACGAACAATTTGTGCATCATATGTTACACCTTGTGGTGCTTTTTGTGCTAGTGCCAAAGTTGGCAACAACAGTAATGCAAATAACAATTTTTTCATATTGATTCCTTACAAACAAGATTTAGAATATCGAAACGTGTGGTATTAGGTATATTGAGTGAAACGATATGTGAATTTACCTCATATGAATTACGGAAAATTATTTTATTGGTCGCATCAACATACAAATCCATGAGTAACATCAACTTTTGTTTACCACAATGCAATGAACCATAAACATATAATGCTTTTGCAGGAACATCTACACCATACATGTAATGTGGTTCGTGATATGGTACAAAAGCATGAAATCTAACAATCTCATCCTTCGCACTAATCATGCTTTTCTCAATGTATATATCATGTCCGTCAGACTTGGCGACAAAGTGCCAGTCTTTTTGATTGTGAATGATCACATCGTCTTTTGTAATATTGAGTAGAAACTCTGGCTGCGCTGCCTGTGACGAAATTGCCAAAAAAGCAGCAAGTATAAAAGAACATAGGTATTTCATAATACCCCCCGAAATACCTATTTAGACATTTACTTCCAGATTGGATTTCCGTCTGGTCCTTTGAAGTCTTTCTTCCAGTTATCCTGCACCAACTTAATGACTGCTGGTGGCAAATGTACATATTCCAGTTCTTCACTCATCTTACCACCGTTTTTGTAAGACCAATCGAAGAATTTAAGAACCGCACGACCTGTCAACGCATCTGCTTGTTGCTTGTGCATGAGAATGAAACTAGCTCCCGTTGCTGGCCATGCATCTTTACCAGTTTGCCATGTCAGTAACAGATACATGCCAGGTGCATTCGCCCAATCTGCATTTGCCGCTGCTGCTTTGAAAGTAGTATCATCAGGCAATACAAAGTTGCCATCACGATTCTTTAAGGATGCATAAGAAATTTTATTACGCTTTGCATATGCATACTCAACATAACCAAATGCACCTTTCAGTCTTTGTACTTGTGCTGCTACACCTTCATTGCCCTTGCCACCCACACCAACTGGCCACTTGACTGCTGTACCTTCACCGACTGCTTTTGCAAACTCTGCATTGGCTTTACCCAAAAAGTTTGTCCAAATAAATGTGGTGCCCGAACCATCTGCACGATGAACTACAGTAATATTCATTGCAGGTAGATTCACGCCAGGATTCAAATCAGTAATTGCTTTGTCATTCCATTTTGTAATTTTACCAAGATGAATGTTTGCAATTACATCAGGTGTCAACTTTAGTTTACCAGAATCGATACCATCAAGATTGAATACTGGTACAACACCACCAATGATTGCTGGAAACTGAACAAGACCTTCTTTATCTAATTCTTCCTTCTTGAGTGGCATATCGCTGGCACCAAAGTCAACTGTCTTGGCTTTGATTTGACGAATACCACCACCTGAACCGATTGATTGATAATTTAGACCAATGCCAGTTTGTGCTTTGTATGCTTCAGCCCACTTGGCATAGATTGGAAATGGAAAAGTCGCACCGGCTCCAGTAAATTCTGCTGCTGATGCGACTCCTGTGAATAGCAATAATGATACTAAAAACTTCTTCATATTATCTCCTTTGAGTTAGACTACTAAAATTGTTCTACCGTAACGAAACTGTCACAATTTAGAATTTTTTTTAATAGTCCAACCGCCGAAGACAATCAGACTTTATATTTAGTATTACGCTGCTTTACCCCATACAGTTTCCCAATTACCCGTCAATGCACCTTTCGAGTAATCAGTGGCACGATTCTCAAAAAAGTTTGTGTGTGTTGGTGCATTGATCATCTCTTCAACCCATGGAAGCGGATTCTTTTTAACTTTGAATACACCTTTGAGACCCAAACTAATGAGGCGACGATCAGCAATGTAGCGAATATATGATTTAACGTCATCAGAAGATAGGCCAGACATGTCACCCATATTGAAAGCAAGATCAATAAACTTGTCTTCGAGTTCAACCATCTTTTCAGCAATGGTATAAATTTTAGATTTAAGGTCGTCATTCCATATCTCCTTATTCTCTTCGATATAAGTGCGGAATAATTTAATCATAGACTCAGCGTGTTGTGTTTCATCCACGATTGACCAAGTAATAATCTGACCCATACCTCTCATTTTACCTTGGCGTGGGAAGTTAAGTAACATGATAAAGGAACTGAATAGTTGCATCCCTTCGGTGAAAGCAGAGAATACTGCAATATGAGCAGCAGTAGAAGCCCTATCGCCATTCTGTGCGCTAAGATTAAGAACGTAATCATGTTTGTCTTTCATTGCTTGGTATTCAAGAAACTCTGTGTATGTCGTGTCAGGCATACCAAGTGTTTCAATCAGATGTGAGTATGCTGCGATGTGTAGTGCTTCACGTGCTGCAAAACCCAACAACATCATTCTTACTTCTGGCTGAGGAAAATAAGGTAAGTAATTATTAACATAACCACCTGCAACATCAATGTCACCCTGAGTAAAAAATCTGAATATATGAGTGAGAAAATTCTTTTCGTTCTGCGTAAGTTTATTCTTCCAATCTTTAACATCCTCAAGCATTGGCACTTCAGTGTGAAGCCAGTGTGATTGTTCATGCTTTAGCCAACTTTCGTATGCCCAAGGATATGCAAATGGTTTGAATGATGTTCTTTCGTCTGTTAGTCTTGTTTCGTGCTTTTTAATCATTGATGAATGCCTCTAGTTCTTGTTTTGTTTTATTTCCTACTAATCTTTTTGTTGCTACATTATCTTCCATCATCACCAATGTTGGTACACCACGAATGCCAAATTCTGCTGCGATATCAGGTTGTGAATCAATATCAATCACTTCAATTGGTACACTCGTTTTTACTTCTTCTAATGTTTTGGCTAACATCTTACATGGTCCACACCACGATGCCGTAAATCGTACTACTTTTTTCATTTGCCCTGACCTCTATATTTTTTATGTGAACGCTTTTCGTGTTTACTCATACTTGCTGTTTTCTTGTGACCGCCTTGCTTTGTTCTTTTATGAACTGATTTATGTTTGCTCACGTTAGGTGCTTTTACTGACATAACTTCTCCTATTCATACATTACAGTTTCAGTATCACCCAAAGACCATTTGGGCTTTTGTTCTACAACATACTTCTTGGTGCAAACTTTGAAGTCTGGAAACTTCAATTCTTTTGGATTGCTTGCTGCATCTAAGAACAAGCAACGATTGTTTGGTTGTGCTGCATACTGACCATTGTACAATTCAATGAAGTTGAAACTCTTGTGATCTTCTGGCCATTCTGCATAACTTGTATCTATGATGTTCAAATCTGGCGCTGAGTGATCAACAGTAAACATGTAATTGCCTTCATAGAACTGTTTGTCCTTGGCATAAAACTTACATGTAAGATTTCGTAAAAATGCTTTTTGTATTACTGTGAAATCATAACTGAAACAGTCCCAGATTTGCAATGTGTCTAAAGGTAAAAAAGTTTTTGGGAGATTATCCGTTCTGCTAACAAAAGCATGTAATGGTAGTTTATCGTAAAGTGCGCCATAGTTTGGTAGATATGCCTCTATTCTAAATGCTTGTCCTCTGATGCTTTTGATTGAAATCCAGATACACGGCTCATACTCACCGTGACCTTTCTCAAAGTCATACAGAAATTCTTTTCTTATGTAACAGTGTACTGGTGGTATGTTTGCGACTAGATGTGCCATTTTTTCTCATGTAAGTGAAACTTCATACCAACATATGTTCCTGCAAATGCACCAAGAACTGCTGGTATAATCATCGTGTTATCGTTCGTGTAGTTGATAATTGCTACACCACCCAAAAATGTAATTGCTGATGCCCAAATACTTGATGCTAATGGTCTATCATTTTGTACGGATTTAAGTAACTGCGTATAAACAATGTCTGTAACAAACATACAGACAAATGTAAAAATATATGCCCACATTATTTTTTCTCTTCAACTTTCTTTTCTGCTGTTGGTGGCTCAGGTGGCCAAATTTGATCTTTGATATAATTGGCCCCGAACCAGCCCCATGCTGAAAAGAAACCCCACATAACAATTTCAAGTATCATATCATTTTTCCATCATTCTGTTCACAAAATCTAACAGTAAATATTCTTTACTACCATTCCATCTTTTCTTCATCCAAGAATAATCTTCATACCAATGTTGTTGTGCTTCGGGATGACACCCAATCAAACCAATATTGCCCTGCATGATAGCCATCGCATCACCGTTAGGATATCTTGCTATTACATCATACTTCGATTCATCACCAAAAATTGCACAGCCATCATAAAAGAAAAGTTCTTCGGGTTTATCATCCCATATAACTTTCATTTGTTTTGCATGAGGGCGTCTTGTGTCTGTGTTAGGTCGAGTTATGTATTGACTTATTCCAACATCATTAAGAATGTCAAAGTAGTCAGTTCCCGCCCAATATGCTCCCATGCATATACCCAAGTAACGCCCACCACCAGCAATGAACTTACGGATGCCGTCAACATGAGATTTAAGTAAGCGATCCCAACTATCGGAATCGCCAACGCCACCAGGAAAACAAACCATATCAACATCATCAAAAAAATTGTCTTCAAGTTCATGCTTAGTGAATATCTTAAATTTATAAAACGGATGTAACGCTTTAATTATTCCATTTCCAGATTGAACCGAACATTTAGGTTGGTGTAAAAATAACGCAATTGTTTTCACTTTTCTTTGTTTTTATTATTGTCTTTTTTCTCCTGCTCTTTTGACGGAGCAGGAGTTTTTTCTTTGTATATCGGTCGCTTCGGATGCGGCTTTGGTTTCTTTGGATTTAATTCGAATGACATTTAGCCCTCACACGCTAAACAGACCTCCTCAGTAGCCAGTTGCTTCAAATCGATTTCTTGTATAATCTCACGTTCAATCTTTTTGGATACTTTGTCAGCCTTTGCTAGTTTCTCTGAACGGCAGTAATACAACGTCTTCAAGCCTTGCTTCCATGCCTGAAAGTGTACTGCATGTAAGTATTTAACATTCACATCAGGTCTAAAAAAGAGGTTAATGGATTGCGCCTGGTCAATGTAATGCTGTCTGTCAGCGGCGTGGTCCACAACCCATCTTTGGTCAATTTCCATACCAGTTTTGTAGACATCTTTGGTGTAGTCATCCAAGAAATCCAAGTGCTGGACGGAACCGTCGTTTGCAATGATACTTGACCAGATTTCTTGATAGTCCAATTTGTTGTCTGCATCACATTTCTCCTTGATGATTTTATCCAAGAATTTATTTTTGTTTAGAAAAGCACCCGAAAGAGTGTCTTGTCTATAAGCATTAGCACGATAAGGCTCAACGGAGGGACTAGTATTGCCCATGATAATGGAACTTGAAGCATTAGGAGCAATGGCCCGCATATGGCTAA